CAAAATTTAAAGCAGTAACTTGCAAGATATAAGAATATCATAGGTAACAAAGAAACCCCTCCTATAAATCCAAATATTTCCCAATCTATGTTGAAGAATGAAAGGGTTTGATTCAGAAGTGTGGTTACTGCCAAAAACATTGGAATAACCTTAAGAGCTCCTACTGTAAGTTTATGAATTCTTATGGAGTTTTCCGCCACTACTATACCTTCTTTTAGTCTTTGTTAATCCTGGACTATGTGACAGAGGTTTAGCCCTTCCTCCTAATTTAAATACTTTCTTTTTATTCATATTATTTGAGTATCTCCTTCAACTCGGTAAAATCTGTAGCATCATCTGCCCTTTTCATAGCACTGGCTAATACAAAATTAGTAAGTGTTATGATTTGTTTACGATTTTCTGATAGCTCTTGCTTTAGACTCTCAACCTGACCTTTTAAATCCTCATTTTGGTCTTTTAAGTCTTCAATCATATCTTCATACATTTTCTTGTATGCTTCAAGAGCTGCATCAAAGTTCTGTACCCTAACTCCTTCTACTTCTGCTTTTTCACGCCTTCTCCCAAAAAGCCACCCAAAGAAACTGCCAGCAAACGCAGTTGCAAGGTAACTAACTATTTCCCAAATATGTTCCATTATTTACTTGTTGTTTTCTTATTTATTTGTTTTTCTTTTAGTCTTGCATCAGTTGCGGCTTTAGATTTATCAAACTCAAGTCTGTCTCTATCAAGTTTTAGCTTAGCATCAAATTCTCTCATCTTCTCTGCTAAACTATCCTTTGCTTCTTGAGAGTATTCAACATCTTCTATACCATCATCAGAGTTGTTAGCTGCTATTGTGGCTACAAGAATCTTGGTTTCATTATCTCTCATATTCATCTGGTCCTTCATCTGAAGTTCCATCTGCTTCTGTTGAGTTTGCTGTGCAGCAATTTCCTGTTGAGCTTGGAGTTGTTCCTGTTGTGCTTGTTGTGCTCTCTCTTGCATCTTCTGCTCATCCCTTTGAATCATTCTCTTCTTTTCAGCAATTGAAGCAGAACTGTAAAGGTCCATAATAGTAGAGAATGAGAGAGTTTGAGTTTGAAGTGCCGCTTGAGCTAAAGTGTCAAGTTTAGAGTTAAGGTCTTGTGCAGCATTACTTGTATCTACAACTAAACCATAGTCACTTTCTGCAAATTCATCACCATCAATCTCCATTATCTTTAAAGCACCATCAGAAAGGATATAAGGGAACTTTTTATTTCTTCCTCTGAGAGCAATTTTTGCTGTTTCGAGGAAACACTCAAGCACTCTTTTCTTTAGGTCTTCGTGTATAGTAAAGAGCCACTCAGTAATATGTGAAGACTGTAAAGTAGCCCTTTCCACTCCTCCTACAGTTTCTCTATTAGCAATTTGTCCTTCTCGTTGTTTAGTAATACCAACAACTTCAGACATCTCTAATTTGAGAAACTCAAGTATATTTATATATTGTTGTATTGAATTTCCAAGTTCGGCATCAATAACTCCTGAAGAAGCATTATTGAGGGCTCCTGCCATTACATTATTAATATTGCTTTCCTTGAATGAATCTACTACCGCAATACTATTGGTTTTTGCATAATATAACCACTTCTCTACATCCCATCCCTTAGGAACTTTTGCTAAATCAAGGTAAACAAGTTTACCATAGTTTTTGGCAATAAGTCTATTAAGTCTGTCGTGGATAACATCATAGAGATAATTATACCTCTTCATCATATCCACAAGGGAGAATGGCTTATCGTCATTAAGGTTGTATATGGAACCTATAATCCCAAAATGACATCTTGAAGGATTACTCAATCTATTATATTGGATGGGTCTAGGTCTCATATTTACATATATATCTTTACCTATCTTTGTACCTTCCCAAGCTTCATTAATCCAGAAAATCCTCTCCTCTTCACCCATATCCTCATCACATACATAAGTTTCTGGATAGAAGTTATAAAGAGTTTCACCTGTCATAGGGTCATAGGATTTAACTTCCTTTATTTTTCTTCTTGACTTCCAATATATTCTGCAAACTCTTATATTCCCAGCAAAATCATAAGGAAGTAAATCATTCATAGTGTCCTCAGCAAAAAGGGTTTCTGGGTCAACAAAATAGTCATCCTCAAATCTGTCACTTACCATGTGTGCGTGAACAAATCCAACTCTTTCGTCAATGTTGTCCATTGAGTCTGTTTTCTCTACTCCTGGACAATAAGGAATTTCCTCTATATATTTTATATCTTTTGGCGAGAGTACATCATAATATTCAGTAATGATTTTACCAGGAGACCAATAGTCCTCCAGTATAATCATATCAGCATCTTCAACTCTATTGCTGAATCCACATTTGTATATCCTTACTTTGAGATTATTGAGCCTTTCTACAACAGGTTCTCCTCCAACTATATCACATTGATATATTTCTTCTCCAACAGCACAACCATCCATAAAACCCTGATTAAACATGAAAGGCATATTATACTCCTTTATATAGTGGTTGAGAAGGGCATTTGCCCTAACTTCTCTCATATCCTGCCACTCATAAGTATAATACTCCCCAAGTTTCTCAAGTTTTTGATTGAATTCCTCCTCAGACTGAGAGTTCTCTGCAATAAGTTGTTGTAAAGAAGCAAATACCTGCTCTTTCTTTTCATTCTCAATTTCAGATATAGAGGTGGGATTAGTAATAACTACCCTGTAATCAAAAACCCTTTTTGACTCCTCTCCTCTAAGAACATTAATCTTTGAGTTCATAATAGGATAATGCTGTATTTTATCAGGTACAAAACCAGCATCCAAGTTCTCAGGGTTTATGATTAACTCCAGGTCTCTCATATGAAGAATACCATTGAGTAAATCATAGTTTATCTTCTTATGTACGATGGATTTCCTTACAGGATTAAAGGTAATAGTGCCCATGTCAGAAGCCCAATCAACACACTGCTTTCTCCACTTTTTAGTCTTAGCGGAGAGTGAAAGTTGTTGTGATGGAAATCCGTTATACTCTTTGGACATAATATATCATTTAAATTTACTGCAAAAGTAATAAACGAATCTTAATAATACAAGGCAATAAATAAAAAATTAAGTATTGTACTAATTTTTGCTAAATTTACTGTCTTTCCCAAATCTCAGGTCATAATTCCTTGTAAAGAATTTATCATTCCCAAGATAGTCAGCACTAGCTCTATCCTCCCTGTCAGCACTCATATCACCCTTATATAATATAATTTTCTCCTGTCTATAAAGCATAACCATACCCATAGCTCTAATACGGTCCACATTAAGTTCTGGAGTATAGGAGACTAACTCCTCAAGAAGAGCTCTATTCCTTATGGTATATAACATAGGAATACCTTGCTCTATAAGACCGCCTTCAGGAGATTTAATTATAACAGTGTGTGGAGTAAGTAACCAATCCCTCAGCAACCCGTTTGCATAATCATTAATTGCAGCTGATGCATTTACTCCATATCTGTTACTACCAAAACTACTATACTTAATAAACTGCTTATCTCTCAGGTATTCAGGAGTTTCAGCAAGCAAATGAGTACAGTTGTTCTTGCTGAAGTATGCAAATATACCCTTCTTATTTGATTCATAGAGACACTTTGCATTATAGAATAAACAGAGTTTCCTGACTATTTCAAAGTTATCATCAGCAAATGCCTGCCTTCCTGTGTATTCTGCAACTATCTTATCTGTGAATAAATCAAATACAAAGGTTGAGGAGAGTGAGGAAGATTCTGCTTGGTCATTATCAACGGGGTCATGCCCTATAATGTATCTCCCACTAAACACCTTGCCTTCCCTATTTTTCTCAGGCATTTCAAATATTTCCAGTGCACCCCTTGTAGTATTTTTCTCACCATATTTATGTATAGGTATATCTCCAGTAGGCGTAAATACTACCTCACCATCTCTAATAACTAATTCCCCAACATATACATCATTGAATGCTTTGGGGTCTTCATCTAGTTGTGCAATTCTTTCATTGAGTGCAGCAGTTGGGAAATAAGAAGCTTTAACCTTTATAATTGCCTCTGCAGGAGTGATTGGGTCCTCAGCTATAACTCTTAGAACTGATTGAGGGTCAGCAGAATACTTCGCCTTGTATCTAGCCAGAAGTATTTCAAGAAGTGCTTTAACTACATCGGATACTCCATCCTTGTTATAGCAACCAGACCTGTTTATATATGAAGGAAAGAAAAATCCAAACTCTTTATTACCTTGACCTTTCTTGTCAAATACATTAGGAATTGCATATATGTTATATCCAGAAGGACTATATAATAATGTCTTTGCCGAGGTAAAATCAGACTCATCTTCTGCAGCAGTTCCTACAAGGTACATAGTAGCAAATGCGTAGTTACCGTCCTCTACACCCTTTCTTGTAGTATCATAAAGTGCCAATAGTCCCTTGAATGAACCCATCTCTTCAAAGAGTACCCAACCTCTTTTACCTCTCAACTTATCAGGATTATCCTTTGCTGATACTCCAAGTCCTTGATTTAATGAACCA